GTTGCTGTCGCTGGTCAGCGTTTGGCTGACGGTGCTGCTGCTATCTCATCATCTAGTTCTGTCTCTATCGCTGGTCTGCGCTATGCGATAGGTGCAGCAGCAATCAGCGACACAAGCACAGTTACTGTCAATGGCGTGCGTTATGCCATTGGCGCTTTTGCTTCGACTGATGCCAGCACAGTCGTTATCAATGGCATTCGTGTTGCATTGGCAGAGATGTCAATACTTGACGCAATGACGATGGTTGTTGGTTCGCAGGTGATTGTGAATCAGGCTGTCACGATTGAGGCATCAAGTTCTGTTGTCATTGATGGCGCTAGAGTTCAGTCTGGTTCATTTGCATTTGTTGACTCTTCAACTGTTGTCATCAACGGTGTCAAAAAATGGGAAAATGAGAGCGATACACCTGAGACATGGACTGCACAGCAAGACACATCTGAGGATTGGACAGCGATAGGTGATTCAAGCGTTACATGGACTGACGAGTCAGACACTCCTGAAACTTGGACACCGATCTCTGCAAATAGTAAATCATGGCAGATCGCCGCAACGAGGTAAAAAATGGCAGATACCACAACAAGCAACATATCGCTGACCAAACCAGAGGTCGGTGCTTCAACTGACACATGGGGTGGCAAACTAAACACTAACCTTGACACGCTTGACGCAATTTTCAAGGATGATGGAACAGGCACATCTGTTGGTCTTAATGTCGGTTCTGGCAAAGTTCTGACAGTTGGCGGCATTGCATCATTTGCAGATGGCTCTGCATCTGCTCCAACTATTACCAACACAGGAGACACCAACACAGGTATCTTCTTCCCTGCTGCTGATACTGTTGGCATCTCTACTGGTGGAACTGAGAGAGCTAGGGTTGATAGTTCTGGCAACATGGGTTTAGGTGTTACGCCTAGTGCTTGGGGTGGAAGCTATAAAGCTATTCAAATGGCTGGCGGTTCGGTGGCAAGTTACAGCACTTCAGCTTTGGATTTATATTCAAACGCATACGATTCTGGTGCTGGAGCTTGGAAATACGTTACTTCTTTGTCGGCTACTAGATACGCACAAACTGATGGAAAGCATATATGGTTTCAAGCCCCATCAGGCACAGCAGGTAACGCCATCACCTTCACCCAAGCAATGACGCTTGATGCTAGTGGGCGTTTGGGTATTGGTACTACAAGCCCACAAGAAAAACTATCGCTAGAAGGTTCTGGTTCTCAATACATGAGAGTTAAAACCACGACAACAAATGCTGATATTTATTTTGGCATTACATCATCTAGCGTTGGTTATGTTGGTACAGGCGGCTCTGATCCTTTGGCGTTTTATACTGGTGGAACAGAACGCGCCCGTATCGACTCCAGCGGTAACTTGCTGGTGGGGACTACAAGTGGCTCTTCATCAGCATTTGTAAAAAATGGCGCAGCACAGGGAACACTTTTACTAACTGTGAACAACACATCAAATCAAGGCATAGATGTGTATGCAGCTGGAAATTCAGGGGCAAACGCAGCGGCAGCAGTATTTAAAGTTGGCACAAATACATCAACTTCTAGATCAATCAGTGCTGGTGGAACTATCAACGCATCAGGCGCTGACTATGCCGAATATATGACCAAAGCTGGCGACTTTACTGTTGCCAAAGGTGATGTGGTGGGTATTAACGCAAATGGCAAGCTGACCAATGTGTTTGCTGATGCTGTTTCTTTTGTTGTGAAATCAACTGACCCTTCTTATGTCGGTGGAGATACATGGGGCAATGAAGAAGCGCTTGGTTTAACAAAACCTGATGATGATGCAACACAAGAAGAAAAAGACGAATTTGAAGCTGCTCTAGAAGCTGCTCGTCAATTGGTAGACCGTATTGCTTTTTCTGGTCAAGTTCCTGTCAATGTCACTGGTGCAACTGCTGGTCAATACATCGTTCCCGTGAACGACAACGGAACAATCAAAGGTCAAGCAGTCAGCAATCCAACTTTTGAACAATATCAACAAGCGGTCGGCAAAGTCATTGCAATCGAGCAAGACGGTCGTGCACGAATCATTGTAAAGGTGGCTTAAATGACAATTACATGGAAAATCAATAACCTAGAACGCCAAACCTCTGATGGTCTTGTAACCGTAGTGCATTGGGGTGCTTACGCAACTGAGGCCAGCAATGACCCTGAGAAGCCTTACGGTGCAGGTGTTTACAACACACAAGCCCTAGAGCGTGGTGACTCATTCGTGAACTACGACACCTTGACTGAAGAAACAGTATTGGGTTGGTTGTGGGGCAAGATTGACAAAGAAGCTGTGGAATCTGCTTTAACAGCCCAAATTGAGGCTCAAAAAGCACCAGTAACCGCCAACGGCTTGCCTTGGGGTGAGTAATGGCAACAATTGACGCAACAGACGCTCGTCTGTCTACGCATGAAGAAGTGTGTGCGATGAGATACGAGCAGATCAATGCAAGACTCAAGCGCCTTGAAGGAATCATCATCAAGGCGTTTGGTGTCTTGACGATCAGCATGGCTGGTGTCATTTGGTCAACCATAACGCACTTGAAGTGAGGTGACCCATTGACCCTATCTCTGCAATGCTTATGCTGTCAAGCGCAATCAAGGGCATACGCTCTTGTTGCGAAATGTTGTCAGAGGGCAAAGCTGAGATACAGCGCATAAAGAAGGGGATTTCCGATGCAAAGGAAATTGCAAAGGAAGTTTCTGGCTTTTGGTCTTGGATTCAAGGGCTTTTCGTATCGAAGGATAAACAGCCTAGCGTTGCTATCAAGGTTGAAGAGCCGAAGAAGAAAGTAAAGGACGAATATGTTAGCCACATTCCAACAGAAGATGAAGTCGTTGACCAGTTCATTCGTCATGTCGGTAACTACTTTAAAGCACAGGCTTATCTCGTTGCTTACAAAGAAGAGCTAGAGCAAAAAGTGTTTAGCGCATCGTACAAGGACAACAACGAAGGTGCGCTGGAACTTATCTCTATCGAGACAAAGCTAACGAAGTGTGGGTCTGAGATGCGGTGGCTGATGAACGAAGCACCACCACAACTAGGACCGCTGTACAGTCGTTATAAAGCGATGTACGAGAAGATTTTGATTGAGCAGCGTAAGACTAGGGAGAGGGACAGAAAGAACGAGAAGCAAAGAAGGATTGACCAGATCAGGACTGAGAACGACAGAACTGATCGCTGCGTACCGCATTGGGTTACCCTTGGGCTTGTCATCATTTTCTGGTTGTGCATATGGCAAATATCTCAAACTATGACGCAAAGGTCTACTTTTGGGGCATGGTCTTATTCGCAACCGTCAGCTTCATTGCCTTACCAATTACTGCCTTTATCTATTTTGACAACAGAGTTCTCAAAAATGAGATAGCGGCAGAGATAAGAGAACTGAAGAAGCTAAAGCGTGAACTGAAATCAACAGAGAAGGAAGAGTAAATGGCACTAACCAGAAGCGAGATGGAGATCATTATCAAGAAGCGTGCTGCTGTCTTGCTCATCATATTGGCTGCATTGGTAGCTATTAACAGCTTCTTTAAGGACAGCAACTCTGGTCGCATCATGAAGGACATCATTGCTGCAAACAATCAATGGGCTTGGTATCAAGCCAAGAATGTTCGTGCTGCTATTTACAAGACAACTGCTGACTTAGTGGATGACAAGAAGCTGTCTCAGCACTATCACGGTGAAGCGCAGCGCATGAACGCTGACATGGAAGAGATCAAGGCACGCGCTGTGGCTTTGGAGACTGAGCAGAAACAGTTATCAGCCAAGTCACCTTATTACACATACTCAGCGATGCTGATGCAGTTGGGTTTGGTGCTTTCTACCGCAGCGATTCTTGCTGTGTCTATGCCTTTGTTTTATGCTGCCGTGGCTGTTGGCTCGTCAGGTGTTTTGTTGTTTGTAATTGCTTTAGGGGTCTAATATGCTGCCAATCGTCATGTCAATCGTTAACGGCTTGATTGCCAACAATATGCCGAAAGTGGCAGACGCTGTGATTGAGAAGGGTGTGGATTATGTGCAGGAGAAGATGGGCATCACCCTGAAGCCTGAACACGAAGCAACCAAAGAGGATTATGAGAAGTGGAACGCTGAAGCTGCCAAGCATGAGGAATTCATGGCAGAGCTGGACGAGAAGTCTAGACAGCGTGCTACTGATATGCAGATGAAGGCGATGGAGTCTGACGACCCATTTATTCGCAGATTCTTGTACTACTTCATTGGTTGTTGGTCGGCATTTTCAATGGTCTTCATTCCTTGCTTAATTTGGGCATCAATTCCTGAATCTGGTCAGCGTTATGCAGACACGATTCTTGGTTATGTCATGGGTACTATCGTCACCTCGATGTTTGCATTCTTGCTTGGTTCTAGCCAAGGCTCACGCATGAAAGACAAAAAATGACACCTACACGCGAGATGTTGGTTGCCGTAAAGATCAAAGACCCTGATAAGTGGCTTGAGGTTATCAAGAATACTTGTCAGGAGTTTGAGATCAATACGCCAGAGCGCATTGCTTCATTCTTGGCTCAGACTGCTCACGAGTCTGCTGGATATACGATGCTTGAGGAAAATCTGAATTACTCAGATGTGACGATGGCTGCTGTTTGGTCTAACCGTTTTGCGGTTATCGACCCTGCCACGAAGAAGCCCCAAAAGGACGAGAAGGGTAAGAATATCCCTAACGCATTTGCCAAAGCCCTACATCGCAAGCCTGAACTTATCGCCAACGCCGTGTACTCGAATCGTATGGGGAACGGCACGATTGAGTCTGGTGAGGGCTTCGCGTACAGGGGAAGAGGTCTAAAGCAATTGACGGGCAAGGACAACTACACCCGTTGCTCGGCAGCGTTGGGAGTTGACCTAGTGTCTAACCCTGATCTGTTGCTAGAGCCAAACAATGCTGCTAGATCGGCAGGCTGGTTTTGGAAAACCAACAACTTGAGCAAATTCGCTGATGCCGAGGACATAAAAGGCATGACGCAAAAGATCAATGGCGGTTTGATTGGGCTGGCAGATCGTCAAGCCCGTTATGACGCTTGCATAGCTGTGTGCCGCGCCTAGACTTTTAAGCGAAAATATGGTCTATGGCTACAAACCTCAATCAGCAGCTAGAGACTCCACCAGTACCAGACTTGCCTAATCCGCAAGACAGGTATGAACGGCTGACGGTAGCCCAGACAAACGAGCGTCTTAGAACCTTCTTTTTGAGGGTTAGAAACGCATTTCAGGCATTGCTTGGACCTCGTGGCGGCAAGTATCTGAACATCCCTTACGGGGCGTTTCAGGACACGACAGACCAGACTGCCAGCGCCAACACAGCCACCGTGATGACATTCAACACCACCGACTTTGCTAACGGTGTGAGCGTGGTGACAAGTGGTGGTAAGGCATCAAGGCTGACTGTCGCACAGGCTGGAATCTACAACCTGCAATTCAGCGCACAATTTCAGAATTCAGACAACCAACTGCACGATGTGAGCATTTGGCTGCGTCAGGACGCATCTGGCGCTGGTGTTGATGTCGCAGGGTCAACTGGTCTTATTAGCGTGCCAAACTCACACGGTGGCATTAACGGTCACATCATTGTTGGCTGGAACTACTATGTCACCCTGAACGCCAATGACTTTGTGGAGATTTGGTGGTCAACGCCAAGCACTCAAGTAACAATCCAAGCCTATGCAGCAGGAACATCGCCAACTAGACCGACAACGGCTTCAATCGTTGCCACATTGACATTTGTGTCCAACCTATCAGCATAATCAGACATATGGCACTCATTCCTCTCAATATCCCTGCTGGTGTTTACCGTAACGGCACAGAATACCAATCCAAAGGCAGATACTTCGATGCAAACCTAGTTCGCTGGTTTGAGGGAACTTTGCGTCCTTTGGGTGGGTGGCGTAAGAAGTCATCAAGCCAGATGACAGGCAAATGCCGTGGCTTGATTACTTGGCGAGACAACTCAGCAGATCGCTGGATTGCTGCTGGAACGCACTCCAAGCTGTATGCCATGAACGAGGCGGGAACTCTCAAGGACATTACGCCTACGACCTTCACGGCTGGCATTGCTGACGCAGCCACAAAGACAGGTTACGGTTATTCGACTTACGGTTCTTACGCCTTCGGAGTGGCTCGTCCTGACAACGGTACTGTGACACCTGCAACGACTTGGACGCTAGACACTTGGGGTGAATATCTAGTTGCCTGTTCGTCTGCTGATGGTCAACTGTTGGAGTGGCAGCTAGGCTTTTCAAGCCCAACGCTTGCTGTTGCCATCACAAATGCACCGACTTCATGCGCTGCCGTGATGACCACGGCTGAACGCTTTGTCTTTGCTTTAGGCGCTAGTGGCAACCCTAGAATGGTGAAGTGGTGCGATCAGGAAGACAACACAACTTGGACACCTGCTGCCACAAATCAGGCTGGTGACTTTGAGTTGCAGACTGTTGGCTCGTTGAAGACAGGTAAGCGCGTCAGGGGTGTAAACCTGCTGTTTACAGATGTTGATGTTCATGTCTCTACCTACATCGGTCTGCCTTATGTCTACTCATTTGAGAAGGCTGGTTCAGGCTGTGGCGTGATTTCGTCTCAGGCTGTGGGCGCGATTGACACGGCTGCGATCTGGATGTCTCGTTCAGGCTTTTGGATTTATGACGGCTATGTCAAGCCTTTGGTGTCTGATGTTGGCGATTATGTCTTCCAGAACATGAACTACAACCAATGCAGCAAGGTGTACTGCGTCCACAACTCCAAATATGGCGAGTTGACTTGGTTCTATCCTTCGTCTCAGTCCAACGAAAACGACTCGTATGTGACCTATAACTACCGCGAGAATCATTGGTCAATTGGTCAGATGTCTCGGACTGCTGGCACAGATCGAGGTGTCTTCCTTGACCCGTTGATGGTGTCTTCTGACGGGTACATCTATGAGCATGAAGTTGGTTACAACTACGATGGCGCTACGCCTTACGCCGAGACAGGACCGATTGAGATCGGTAACGGTGACAATGTGATGGCTGTGACTAGGGTGCTGCCAGATGAGCAGACTTTGGGAGAGGTCGTGGTGTCGTTTAAGACTCGGATGTATCCGACTTCTAGCGAAACGACTTTCGGTCCATATACGGCAGCGCAGCCGACAGATGTGCGGTTTTCTGCCCGTCAAGTCAAGGTGCGCTACACAGGTGCAATTTTGGGTGATTGGCGAGTTGGCGTGAACCGTTTGGATGCATTAGCGTCTGGTCAGCGGTGATGCGCTATTGACTTGCCAAAGGCTTAGAATTAGTGCAAGAAAAAAGCAAAGTCCCAGTTATCCTGAAGGATGACTACACGGTCTTCTTAGAGCTGTTTGACAATCGTTTATGGTTTCATACGGACATCAAGAGATGGACCGCAAACACCAAAAAACGCTACCAGACAGACCTATCTTGCTTAGAAGGATTGGTCGGCTCTCCTATGTTTGCTCTCATTCGTGAGGAAAACAAGAAACTCGCAAAGTTCGCTAAGACTTTCGGGTGGCATAGGAAAGCAGAGATTATGTGTTTGGATGGCTCAAGAGCCTACATCTACTCGAACAAAGAGTAAAAAGGAGTCTATATGGGTGGCGTTGTAAGCGATGTTGTTGGTGGTGTTGGCGATCTAGTTGGCGGTGCAGTTGATACTGTTAGCGATGTCGCTAGTTCTGATCTAGGCAAGGCTGCATTAATTGGTGGCGCTCTTTACGCTACTGGCGGCTTGAGTGGTCTTGGCGGTGCAGGTTCTGCTGGACTAACAGGCGTTGACGCTGCAATGGCTGACCTAGCTGCTGGCTCTTCAGGCTTTGGTGCTGCCGCTGGTGGTGCTGGACTTCTTGGTGGACTTGGTAGCTTATCAACTGCTCAGAAGCTAGGTCTAGGCGCTGGTGCTTTAGCTCTTGGCGGTGGACTTGGTGGCAATAAGCCAACATCAAGCACAACCACAACTGCAATTGACCCTGAGATGAAGGCTGCTTACTTACGCAACCTTGAAGAAGCACGAGCAACTGCTGCTGGTTTGGGTGAAAAGAAGTTTGAGGACTTTACGGCTCAATATGGCACAGCAGAGCAGCAATTGCAAAGCCTTGGGCTTGGTGGTGTTGGTCAGACAACTACAAATGAAGCAGTACGCAGATCAATGATTGAGGCTGGTTATACGCCTCAACAGACATCTGAATTTATGTCTTCTTACCAGAATCCTTACGAATCACAAGTCGTGCAAGGTGCGTTGTCTGATCTTGAGCGTCAACGCCAAATTGCTCGTCAAGCTGGTCAAGCTAAAGCTATTGCATCAAGAGCATTTGGTGGTTCACGCCAAGCTGTTGCAGAGGCTTTATCAAATGAAGATTACACACGCCAAGCAGCAAACTTGGCAGCTAATCTGCGCTCACAAGGCTTCATGAATGCTGCACAGCTTGCTCAAGCAGATGCTGCTCGTATGTTGCAAGGCGCTCAATTGCGTCAGTCTGCTATCGGTCAGCTTGGTGCTTTAGGCGCACAACAGCAAAACCTTGGCATGACAGGCGCACAAGCTGTGATGAATGCACAGCAGCAGCGTCAAGCCTTGGCGCAAGCCCGTTTGGATGCTGCTCGTAACCTTGAGCTTGAGCGTCTTGGCATTCGCCAATCTGCTTTAGGTATGCAGCCAGCTAACTTGGGCGGCACTACAACTTCACCTATTTATCGCAACACAGGTGCATCTGCTCTTGGCGGTGCATTGTCTGGCGGTATGTTGGGCAACTTGATTGGTGGTCCAACTGGTGCGCTTTACGGTGCATTGGGTGGTGGTACTTTGGGCTTGTTGGGTTAAGGATTAAAAGATGGCTACAACTCAAGACTTTGGTGGTTTGCTGTTTGGCATGGGTGGCTCTGGACTTGAAGAGTACCTGACACCACAACAAACTCAAGGCATTCAGAACCAAGCGATGCTGCAAGCAGCGGCTGCCTTGCTGTCTGCTGGTGGTCCTAGCGCACGACCTGTTTCTCTAGGTCAGGCTCTTGGCGGTGCTTTGCAAGCTGGTACTGAAGGCTACGCAAGAGCACAGCAAGGTGCATTGTCAAATCTCTTGGCTGGTCAGAAGTTGCGTGAGGCAAAGATTGCAACAGACTTACAAAAGCGTGTTGCAGAAACATTGATGGGTGGCGGTGAAGTTCCAGAAGGCACAAAACCTGAAGACCTCAAATTCAACCAATACATGAAGCTGGCTGATATGTACGCAGCAGTCGGCAAGGGTGAGGAAGCCAAGCGTTTTCAGGACATGGCTTATCAGATTAAGCCACGCGCTGAAGTCACAGGTTCACCATTTGAGGTTACTGGCGTTGACGGTAAACCATTGCTTGTGCAGCAAATGAAAGACGGTTCAATCAAGACTGTTGAGGGATTTGGTCCAAAGCGTGATGTTGTGTTGCAAAACCTTGGTGGTCGTACAGTTGCAATTGATCGTTCTAAGCTAACTGGCGGTGAGTCTTATGCTCAAACGCTTGCACCTCAAATTGTTGGCGGTGCAGAAACTGGTTATTACGCAATCGGTGGTGGTGGCGGCGGTATGCCTTCGGCTACTGGCGCACCACGCACACCTGCTGCTGCACCTGCTGGTGGAGCTGCTTCACCTACTGGTCAGGTTGTGCCACCTGCAGCACCAACTGGTGTTGCACCTGTTGCTGGCGGTCCAGTTCCAATCATTGCTGGTACAGGCACTAAGCCTCAAGAAGCGTTTATGAAGGGCGCAAAGCAGTTGAACGACCTTCGCGGTGCTTTGGCTGATTACAAAAACGAATTAGCAACAGGCAAATGGGTTGTACCTAAGAACATTCCTCTGCCTTTCTCTGAGACAGGCATTCCGCTGCCAGTTGGTGAGGACACAGCCACAGTTGCTGGTAAGTACAACTCTTTGCTAATGGGCGTGAAGAACCTCTATGAGTTAGGTGCTTTGACTGGTCCTGATATGTCAATCATTGAGCGTCAACTGACAAACCCTGCATCGTGGTCAGGCTTGCTGACAAGCAAGAATGCCATGAATGCTCAAGTCAAGGTGCTTGAAGATATGCTTACAAGAGCAGAAGATAACTTGGCATCTGCTTATCGTCAGACAATGCCAGCGGCATCAATGCCATCTGGTAAACCTAAAGAGTTTGTGTGGGTTAACGGTCAACTCGTTGAGAAAAAATAAGGGTTCATCATGGTTCAAAAAGTCACAATCCCTGAGATCGGAGTTGTCGAGTTCTCGGACAGCATGAAGCCAGAGGACATTGCTGCTGCAATCAAACTCATTACATCTGGCGCAGCACCAAAGCAGCCTCAGACAGTCACAGAGAAAGTCTTAGCGTCACCTGTTGGTGGCGTTATTCGTGGATTGCGTGACATTCCTGATGCTGGCGCTCAGATGCTGACGCGAGGTTTGGAAGCCATTGCACCCGCTGGCTCAAGCATGGAAAAGTTCATGCAAGAAGAACGCAAGCGCGTTGAAGACATTAACCGTCAGGCTGAACAGGCTTACCAGCAGCAATGGCGGCAAGGTCAGATGAAGGCTGGTGAGGTTGATGTTGGTCGTGCCATTGGTGGTGTTTTGGGTACTGCTATTCCAGCAACTCGCGCAGTTCAGGCAGCAAACCTATTAACTGCACCAGTTCGTGCTGGCGCTGTGTCTGGTGCTGTTGGCGGTGCATTGCAGCCAGTTGAAAAGCCTGAAGATTCATTCCTTGAGCAAAAAGCCACTCAGATCGGTCTTGGTGGTGTTTTAGGCGCAGGTGGTGGCTACTTAGGCGACAGGCTGACACAGATTCTGTTTGGTCGTGGCGCACCTAGCGCAGCGACTCAAGCTGCAACTGGTGGCACAACTGGTGGCGGTGCTGGTTCAGCACAGGCAACTATCTCTGCAACTCCTACTGCTCAAGTCACAGGTGGTGGCGTTAACTTAGCGCCTGTCACGCCTGAAGCTGGTGCAGCATTGACTGCTGCTCAAAGAGCAATCCTTGAGCGCGGAAAGGCATTGGGCTTTAAGACAACACCTGCACAGGAAACTGGCTCACGATCTCTCTTGCAGATGGAAGCCAGACTCGAATCTAGCCCGTTCACATCAGGACCATTCAATACCATCAAGGCTGAGAACCAGCAGGTTTTGAATCGTGCGACTGCCAAAGCCATTGGCGTTGAGTCTGACGAGTTGAGCAATCCAGTTCTTGCACAAGCACAGCGTCAGATCAGCGATGTGTATAAGCGCGTTGCTACACCAGACCAACGCAAGCTAGATCAGATGACGATCTTTAACGGCATTGACTTGATCGACAACGCATTTGAAGGTCTGACAACTCAGCCATTGAAGTCAAATATCTTTATCAAGCAGTTACAAGACCTTGCAGCCAAAGGTCAGGCTAGTGGCGAACAGTTGCAAGCCTTGTCCTCTAAGATTGGTCGCAGAGCTAAGAACGAGATGACCACAGCCAGCGGTGACCGTGAGCTTGGTAATGCTCTTTTCCAGATCAAGGAAATGGTGGACGATGCGTTGGCTTCAGGTTTGAGCAAGGCAGAGCAAGAAGCCTTCGCACAGGCTCGTAACAACTACCGCAACCTGATGACTATTCGCACAGCTTCTGGCGTTGTCAATCCATCGTCAGGCAATGTGTCTGGTTTGAATCTAGCGTCAGCACTCACACGCAAAGACCCACAAGGCTTCGTGTTTGGTCAGAATCAGACACCGATGTACGAGGCAGCACGCTTCGCACAAGCCTTCAGACCGATTGTCGGTGACTCAGGTACAGCCACACGCTCGATGGAATACTCTCCTTTGAATGTCTTGCTGTCAATGCCAACAAACTTGGCTGCACGCGCTTACACATCAGCACCAGTTACCTCAATGGCTACTCGCGTATCTAGCGGTCAAGGCATGATGCCTAACGCATTGCAGCAGCAGCAGGTTCAGGCATTGCGTCAAGCCTTGCCTATTACTGGCGGCATCGGTTTAGGTGGACTGTTAGGACCATAAATGAAAACCCCAACATGGCAAACTAAGGCTGGACAGAACCCAAAGGGCGGCTTGAATGCGAAGGGTCGTGCTTCGTACAACGCTGCAACTGGTGGCAACTTGAAGCCACCAGTTAAGTCGGGTGACAATCCACGCAGAGCGTCATTCTTGGCTCGTATGGGCAACATGGCTGGTCCAGAGTACAAGGACGGTGAACCTACACGGTTGCTACTGTCCTTGAAAGCGTGGGGCGCTAACTCAAAGGCTGATGCAAAGGCAAAGGCAAAAGCAATATCTGCAAGGAATAAGGCGAAGGGTAAATAAGATGGCATCACCATTAGACTACTTGATGGGTTTAGGCGAGACAGGCGCAACGCTTGGTACTGGTGCTATCTCTGGCTTGCTTGGTATGCCTTACGGTCTTTACAAGGGCGTTACTAGCGGTAAGTACGGCACGCCTCAAGGCGTGAAGATTGCAGAGCAAGAGGCTGCAAACTTCATGGCACGCAACACATACCAGCCACGCACAGCGCAAGGTCAAGAGAACTTGCAGCAGTTGGCTGGTTTGCTTGAGTCATCCAAGCTGCCACCTGTTATCCCTGAAGCTGCTCTCTTAGGTCAGATTCCTCGTCAGGCTTATGCAGCACAAGCAGAGCGTGCTGGCATGGCTGCTGAACGCGC